GTCTTTACTCTTTGTTATCACAGGAGCTACAGCTACCAATTGTCAGTCGTTTAATGGATAAGATGTCTAAAGGTAAGAGATTGCCTAAGATACCAAAGGACATTGTTAAACCTACTATTGTTACAGGTGTTGAAGCTCTTGGTCGTGGTAATGATCTGAATAGATTAGATATGTTCCTGGCAGGAGCTAACCAAGTAGTAGGACCACAAGCTGTCACTCAATACTTAAATGTCAGTGATTACTTCAAACGTCGTGCCACTGCTTTAGGTATCGAGACTGAAGGACTAATCAAGACGGAAGAAGAAATTCAACAAGCCATGCAACAGCAACAGATGATGGAGATGGCACAGAAGTTGGGAGCACCAGCAGTAGGACCAGCCATCAACGCAGCACAGGAGCAGTACATGGCACAACAACCAGAACAACCACCGCAAGAGGAATAACAAACTATGGCTGAATTACACCGAGTAGAGATCAATGAGAAAGCACCAAGTGAAATCGAACCCGAAGAGAAGAACGTCACCGAAGAGCACCCAAACCAACAAGCCGAGGAATTACCGCAAGAACAAAGCGACCGTCCGGAATGGCTCCCAGAAAAGTTTAAAGACCCAGCGGACATGGCGAAAGCGTACTCCGAGTTGGAAAAGAAACTTGGACAACCTGCTGAAGAAGCTGAACAAGTTGAAGAGAAAGCTGAGGACAAAGAAGAACAAACTGAAGAGAACAGTAGTGAAGCATACCAAGCAGTTGCAGAAGCGAGTAAAGAGTTCTTTGAAAACGACGGTCAACTTAGCGAGGAAACTTATACAGCTTTAGAGAAAGCGGGACTGCCTAGAGATTTAGTTGACAGTTACGCAGCTGGTCAGCAAGCATTGTTACAATCTGAAGAAGGACAAATCAAAGGTGTGGCTCAAGGCAACTACGATGCGATGGCAGAGTGGGCGAATGAGAATTTACCACAAGAAGAAATCAATGCTTTTGATGAGGCAGTCACAGGTGGTACAATTTCGCAAGCTAAGTTAGCAGTTCAAGGACTGTACGCACGTTATCAAAACGAAGTAGGTGCTAAACCCCAGCTTACACAAGGAGCCGTTAATGGTGTATCAACCATGCCATTTAAGAGTATGCAAGAATTAGCTCGTGCTCAATCTGATCCACGATATAAAAGTGGAGATAAAGCATATCATCAAGAGATTGACAGACGACTGTCAGTAAGTAATATTTAGGATTTATTGTTTCATTCATAAGGTATAGTAGTAGCCCCTAGTGTCAGTTTATTTGGTTTGCTGATGCTAGGGGTTTCTTATTATGATTAAGAACATGGCGACAGAACTAGGAGAAAACGTACAGGTAAAAGCCAACCTTGCGTTCATGGCTAAAGTGATAGCTATAGTCGGAACTTGTGTTTGGGGATACTCTGTAGTGTGGAATAAGCTGATGGTATTAGACAGTAGTCTTGATCGTGTACAACATGAAGGGACGTTATTAGGAGACTTGTCGGCACGGATGATGCACATCGAGAAGTTTGCAGAACAATCTAAAGCTGACCTTAATCATTTACTAGAGATGCAAGACGCTCCTATAACATCTGACCATCAGCAGTTCGAACGGATTAGATATTTAGAGAAAGAACTAGATAGACTGCGGGACAAAGTAGAGGGGGTTAAATGAGATGGGTGAACTACTTATGTTATTTATCACGGGCGGTGGTAGCACTGCTATGGGGGCGATTCTTAAAGGTGTGTTCGGATATATCTTTGAAGCAAAACAGAACAAGCATGATCTTGAAATGGCGAGAGAAGCTCGTGCGTCTGATAATTTCCTTAGACTACAAGCTGAAATCGCTAAAGGAGGTACTGGTGAGTTTGTTTCTTTTACTCGTCGTATTCTTGCTGTTATCGGGGTGTCTACGCTCTGTGCGTGTATCATCCTCTGTACCCTCTTCCCAACCGCAGAAATCGTCACCCTCACAAACGCAGACGGAGAAGGTGTCAACGAGTTCTTCTTTGGACTCATCAGTTTTCAGGCTAACCAAGAACCCATATCGATCTCTTCTGGACACATCAGCCTTATGGGATGCACAGTAATATTACCTTGTATCCTTGGTTTCTACTTTGGTCCTAGTGGTCGAAGAGGTTGACAGTCAAGCCTTTTTCCCTTTTACTTATACTTAAATTTAATCGACAACTAGCAACAACTAGTCCCTCGACCCTCTGCGGAGGACAATCCTGTGAAGACGAAAGATGTGAAAGTCACTGGTAATCATCACACATTCAATAACTTATAACATAGGAGATCATATATTATGGCAAACGGAGATACCGATCCCAGTAGAGTGGGAGAAATTAATGGTGCTGGAAGTACTGATGCCTTGTTTCTTAAAAAGTTCAGCGGAGAAATTCTGCAAACCTTTGAGGAAAGCAACGTATTCAAAGCTCTTCACACCGTACGTACAATTGAGTCAGGCAAGTCTGCTCAGTTTCCAATCACAGGAGTAGCTTCTGCTTCTTATCACACACCTGGTCAGAACATTGCTGACAGCGGGAACAATTACCTCAGCGACATCAAGAAAGCTGAAGCAGTTATTAACATCGATAAGATGCTTTTAGCTTCTACTTTCTTAGCTAACATCGACGACGTAAAGAACCACTACGACATCCGCAGCGTTTACGCTAACGAGTTGGGTAAGGCTCTTGCCGTCCGTTTCGATACTGCACTTTCTAAAGTGTTCATCGGTGCTGCTCGTTCATCCGCTATCATCACAGGTGGAAACGCAGGTGGTCGTCTTGACGTAGCTAACAACGATTTCTCCGCTCCTGATGTGGTTGGAACTCCAGCTGCTACTACAGGTGCTGATCTTGTTGCTGCTTTCTTTACTGCTGCTCAGAAGCTCGACGAAAATGACGTTCCTAGTGACGGTCGTTTCTGCGTTCTTCGTCCTAGCGAGTATTACAAGTTGATCACAGGTGCAGATAGCTCCAACAGCTTCTCCCTTACTTCCGCAGTTAACGCTGACATCGGAGGTCAAGGTGGACTTGCTACTGGTTCTATTCCTCAGATCGCTGGTATTAGTATCTACAAATCAAATCACATCCCATCAACTGACTTGTCTTCCGCTTCAGGAACAAACTCAGGAGATGCTGATGCGAACAATGATGTGTTTGCTGCTACTGACGGGTACGACGCTGACTTCCGCAATAGCTTGGGTATCGTATCCCATTCTGCTGCTGTAGGAACCGTTAAGTTACTCGATCTTGCTACTGAGTCTGAATATCAGATTGAGCGTCAAGGTACGTTGTTTGTTGCGAAGTACGCTATGGGTCACGGAATCCTCCGTCCTGAGTGTGCTATCGAACTAGTTTCGTAACACTCTTCTCTCGGTGTTGGGGAGGTCTGTGATTCGTTCCGCTCCCCTCCACTGATTATTTTTTATATGTATAGCTATGGCACTGACTACTAAATTAGAAGCTGTTAATACGATGATTAGCGTCATCGGGGAATCACCAGTCAATACGATCACCGGACAAACAAGTCTACCGATAACAGCTATTCAAGCCATATCTACATTAGATGAAACAAGCAGAGCCGTACAGTCGGAAGGATGGCACTGCAATACAGAATACGAATATGAACTTACTCCTGACAGTGTTACAAGTAAGATCACCCTTCCGCAAAACACTTTGAAGTTCGACCTTGATCCTTTGTTATATACGGACAGTGATCCTGTACAGCGTGGATTAAAACTTTACGATAGAAAGAACCATACTGAGGTGTGGAAAGATAGCGTAAAAGGAACAATCACTTTTGAATTAGAGTTCGAAGATTTGCCTGAGCAGATCAGACATTATGTAACGGTCAAGTCAGCTCGTATATTTGCTAATCGATTTATTGGTAATCGTGAGATAGAGGGCTTTACGATGAGAGAAGAAATAGAAGCGAAAGCTCGTGCTATTGACAGTGACTCCGAGAATGCTGACCGTTCTATCTTTGATAACTACAGCATACTTAGAATAATAGATCGATAAACGATATGCCTCTGTTAGTAACAAGCGTACCGAACCTCGCACAAGGGGTATCACAACAACCTGATAATCTTCGTTATCCTGGACAATGTGACGAGCAAGTAAATGCTTGGGCTACTGTCGTTGAAGGATTGGTAAAGCGTCCTAATACAAGATGGGTAAATAGGTTTAATTACGCTTCCATTGAAAATAGTGACAATCTATTCACACATTTCGTAAAGAGAGATGAGAACAATAAGTATTGCGTACAGGTGTCGTTGGGTGGAGGTACTCCTACAGTTGGTGTTATT